TAAAATAAGTGCCGGAGAAGCTACTGAGACTTTAGGCCAAGGATTTTTAACCAGCGCATCTTACATAGTAACTGGCACTGATAATCTTAAAACTTTTGGTTTAGTTTTGGAGTCTGTTGCCGGTGGTATTGGTGATGTATTTATAGGCTTTGGCAAAACTGTAAGTGACAAAGGTTTTCTTAGTGCTCTCAATACAACCTTTGAAGATCTAGGTACTGAGGGATTTAAGATAAGACAAAAACAATACCTAGCTGCCAAAGGTTACCTGGGCTTGTCTCAACAAACTATTGATGCTTTGGAATTGCAAGAGAAGTTTGGTAAGAAAAAATTAACACAAGATCAAATGCTAAAAAAGATACAAGCCGACATCCTAGCAAGGCAAAAAGCGAGCACAAAAGAGCAGGCTGCTCAAGCTGCCTTGGCTAAGAAAAAAGCCGAGATTGAGTCTATGTTTGACTTAGACCGCATCAACCTACAAGCTGCGTTAAGCCGTAAGCTAAACGCCGAAGATGAGCTGCGTGTAAAGATTTTACAAAAACTTAGGGATGGCACAAAAGAGGCTGTTGATGAAGCTGCTAAGTATGCAGATGTTTTGAAAGTAATTGAGGATGGCAAAATATCTACCGAAGAGGTAGAGATGTTAGCTAAAAAGTGGGGTATGACTACCACCGGAGTATTGCTCTACTTACAGACATTATTTTCTGCCAATGATGAATTAAGAAAGATGCTCGCTTTGTTAAGTCAATTAAAAGTGCCAAGCATTACCTTACCGCCGAGTGATGGTTCTTTGGCTGCATCTATCGCAGCCGCAGCCGCAAGACCTAACCCCTTAATCCTGCCCAGTGGTGAATTGACAAGGAGAGGTTTAAATCAAATTGCTCCAGATATGCCAATGGCAGAAGGCGGCATTGTCACTAAACCTACAAGAGCTTTAATTGGTGAAGCGGGAGCTGAGGCTGTAATACCGCTTGACCGCATGGGATCAATGGGTGCAACTGTCAATGTAAATGTTGCCGGCTCTGTCATCTCAGAGGGTCAATTGCAATCAGTTATTCAAGATGTTTTGTACAACCTAAACCGCACCGGGGCAGTTACACAGCTTACAAACCTTGGTAGATAATGCCAGCCGCAACATTTAGAGCTGAGATTGATTTCTCTCAGGGTGCAAACTTTAGTCCGGCTTTAGTCTTGGATGACCCGGCAACACCTTTGGACAGTGCAGTATTGGGTACAGCCGCCGCAGATGTTGTAGATATTACAAACTTTGTGACTCAATGTTTTATTCGCAGAGCCTTTAATAGATCATCAGACTCTTTTATTGGTGGATCTGCCAAAGTAGTTTTTATTGATCAGACCGGTACTTTTAACCCAGCCAATACCGGTTCATCTTTATATGGCAAAATTAAACCAATGCGTAAAATAAGATTTACAGCGGAATACTTATCAGTAAATTACAACCTTGGCTCTTTTTATGTCCAAGAGTGGAATTACAAAAGTCCTACTGGCTTTGATCCAGCCTATGTGACTCTAAATTGTGTTGATGGTTTTCAGCTTCTCAACTTGACTACCTTGACCACAGTTTCAGGAGCATCAGCCGGGCAGACGACAGCTCAAAGAGTTACCAGTCTTTTGGATCAAGGAGAGTGGCCAGGGGGCATGAGAGATATTTCTACAACTGCCACCACCACAGTCCAGGCAGATACCGGCGCATCAAGATCTTTGCTCTCATCCTTGCAAGAGTTAGAGCAGACAGAGGCCGGGGCTTTGTATGTAGATCAAAGAGGCTTTGTTAAGTTTATGTCCAGGGATGACATCATCACTGCATCAGGTGGCACGCTTACAGAGTTTTCAGATGTTAATGGATCCGGTGATATAACCTACCAAGCGGTTGAGTTTGACATCTCTGATTTTCAAATGATCAATAAAGTAACAGTCACGCCAACTGGGTTAAGTGGTCAGATTGCTAGCGATTCTGCAAGCATTTCTGATTATTTCCAACATTCCAGGGTTAGATCCGGTATCATGCAGACAGAGGCAGATGCCCTAAACCAAGCTCAAATGATTATTGCCTCACGCAAAGAGCAGGGTGTGAATATACAACTTAACTCTCTCACAGTAGATGCCTATGGTGAGGATGACCCGGCAAGAGTAACCGCCGCTTTAGAGTTAGATATATTCAATCCTATCCAGGTGACACAGACCTTGCCAGCCGGCAATGTAGTTAGTGACAGCGTTATAGCCGGTGTACAATACCAAATTACCCCAAATTCTTTTCTTGTAACATTTTCATGTGCTCAGCCTTTTTCCGTAGGATATTTGTTAGACTCGGCTGTAGATGGTTTGTTAAATGAAGACATTTTGAGCTACTAGGAGATACATGGCAACCTTTGTAACCGGGCAAGTTTTGACAGCTGCACAGATGAACAGCATAGCTAATCTGACTGTAAGAGCTGTCACCACTACCTCTGATACTTTTGTGACTGCAGATGCCGATAATAAACTTGTAACATATTCAAACACAGGCACTACAACAATTACAATACCGCCCAACAGTTCTGTTGCAATTACAACAGGATCAGTTATCAACCTGATAAAAATTGGATCAACGGGTACTGTGAGTATTACTCAAGGTGCTGGAGTGACAATTGCCTCAACCGGTGCAACATCTACAAATCCTACAATTACAAAAACTTTTGGTGCAGTGTCTTGTATAAAAGTAGATACAAATAGCTGGTATGTTGTAGGTAGATTGGCTGAGTAGTCAATGAATATTTTAGGGATATTGACGCAACCTAGCGCACCATCAATAGTTACATTTTCAGTTGAGGGTTTAATTGTTGGCGGCGGTGGTGCTGGTAATAATACAGGTATAGCTTCTGGCAACCAAAGATATACAGGCGGCGGCGGTGGTGCTGGTGGATTTAGAACAAATACTTTTTCTTTTGACACTGGCGTAGAATACTCTGTTGTAGTAGGTGCGGGCGGTAGTGATAGCGGAAGCGGCACTGGCAGTACCCTATCTACAATTACTTCAGCAGGTGGTGGTCGGGGTGGTGGTGCTAGTGGTGCTTCAGGTGGATCAGGTGGCGGTGCAGGCGCACAGCAAGGTGGCAATTCAGATTATGGTTTAGGAAATACACCATCTACTTCACCATCACAAGGCAATAACGGCGGTTCATCATTAGGTAGTGCAGGTGGTGGTGGCGGTGGTGCAGGTGCAGTTGGTAATAATGCAACAAGTTTCGATAACGGCGGCACTGGTGGTAATGGTTCTACTTCATCTCTTACTGGTAGCAGTGTTACATACGCTGGTGGCGGTGGTGGCGGCAGTAATGGTGGTGCTGTTAAAGCGGGTGGATCAGGCGGTGGCGGTGCAGGTGGTAGAGGCGACCCTTATGTGTACCCAGTTGCGGGCACTGTCAATACGGGCGCTGGCGGTGGCGGTAATGGAAATTCTCTTGTTAATAATGCTTCAGGAGCAGGTGGATCCGGTGTTGTTATCTTAAATTATCCTAATGCAAGAACTATTACAGTTGGCGTTGGTTTGACTGCCTCTGACACTAATGCAGATGCGGGTGGTGGCAATAAGTTCACAAGAATTACTGCGGGTTCAGGGAATGTGAGTTTTGCATAATGGCACATTACGCATTATTAGATGAAAATAACATAGTCATAAATGTTATTACTGGTGTTGATGAAAATGTAATACAAACTGATTTAGATGGCACGCAAGTTGGTGGCTCAACCGAGGCTTGGGAAACATTTTACGCATTACAATCTTGGCTTAATGCTAAATCTTGTAAACGCACAAGTTACAATGACAATATTCGTAAAAAGTATGCAGCCATTGGTGATACCTATGATGCTGCAAGAGATGCTTTTATAGCACCTAAACCCTTTAACTCTTGGGTATTAGATGAAGATACTTGCCGTTGGCAAGCACCAAGTCCAAAACCCGAAGGTTTTAACTGGACTTGGGATGAAGAAAATTTGATGTGGCAACAATTAGAGAGCTGACAAGCCCAAACGGCTGGCCGGCAAGTGAAGACAGACAAGCCATAGACATACAATCTTTTGCTATACCCGGCACTAAGCTTAAGATTGCTTGTGCAAAAAAGGTAGCACCAATACTTCTTGCCTTTTGCCAAGACTTTCATGGCTGGGTAGAGCCTATAGATCAAGGTCAATTAGATGACTGGGGTTTTGCTTTTAGAATGACAAGAGGCTCTGACAAAGTTTTAAGTAATCACAGCTCTGGTACAGCGGTGGATTTGAATGCTTTAAAACACCCTTTAGGTAAGTCAAATACATT